CCGCCGCTGCGCGAAATAAGTGATTTCGCGAGTCCATATTCGACTCCGATTGCTCCGAGAAGACCCATATAAGAATGGGCTACTTTTTCGTTTGCAATCACGATATCATCTCCAAGTAGCGCGTAATCCTCAAACCATGACAGTTCGTTGCGAGCCTTGTAGGCCGCCCACTGTACTAGGAAATGGTGAGATAGCGAAAAGGCTGCCCAAGAGGTAAGCGCACCCATTGGTTGCCCTGCCCCATACCGCACGGTTAGCGGGGTTCCTTTCGGAACTCGTTTCGGTTTACCAGCAGGTTGCTGAATAAACTGAGGCACTATGTAGTCTCTATCCACAAGGATGGAGGCCCATAGCTCCGCGAGCCTTGGCCCTATGAGAAGAGCCAAGACTGCCTGTTGCAAAACTAATGGGAACCGATCCGTTGCCGCTGAGAGGTCTAACGACCAGAGTTCTTGAAAACCAGCTCGAACGAGCCGGTTAGCAGGAGCCATCTGCTCGAAGGTTCCATCCTGGGGAATACCCTTGAGGATGCCAAACAGCGCTTTATGCAACGGATTCATTATGATCTGCGTGAAGCTATCCACCATTGCGAAAACTCGTATCTTCCCCGCTGGCTCTAATTTGAATCCAAGTGAGCCCAGTCCTCGCTGCACTGAAAACCCCGGGAGTGGATAGAAATATCCATTTCCCTTTTCCCATCCAGGAGTCCCCTCCGACCAGCAAAGATTTTCCTCGGTATATCTACCTGAGGTAAACTTTATGAATTTAGATTCTCGATTGGCTTTAGCCTGTCGGGGATCTATATCACCAGGATTCTTCGGAACGAATTTCGAAGATCCAGGCGGGAGCGGAGCGTCATCAGGGATGGGAACCTTACGGGCAGGATGTTCCAGCGCAGGGCCCTTTAACCACCAGAAGACCATATCTAGTTGCTTCCAAAAGAAGTCAACATAGTTGTCACCAACTAGTTTCAACCATTCAGACATGAACGGTTTCACACTACTAGATCCTAGGACTTGGTAGTCCGAGAAAATAGAACCACTGTTGGTTGTTCCTCCCGGTCCGGGAGGTCCTTCAGGGTGTTTGCGTGAATTTGGTCCGCTCTTGGTCAAGTTAAGGAATGAGGGTTTTAGATTCAACGGTAGTCCTTTCCAAAGTTTAGGATACACATCGGCAATCAGGCACGTAGCATAGTCCCGAAGGTCTAAGCTAAGATCTGATGGCACACCTCTTGTAAGAGGGTTTCGACCGATGGATCGAGTCCATGCTTTGGCGTGTTGAGCCCGTCCGATTTTTACAAAGAAGACGGGAGCAAACACAACTAGGAACCTTACCCACTCGTAGACTACCGGTGGTTTCATGGAAGATCTTTTCGTTATAGTACTAAGTTTAAGTTTCCCAGGAATTTCGATTACTCGATATAACTGGAAGAACGTTAACCAAAGTCTAACAGTCCAGATGTCTCCGGACCGAATTGATTTCCTCATATCCACCGGAATAAGACGAGGTAGCCCGCCAGCGGTACGAGAGACCGCGCAACCTAGATCACGGGTGTTGTCTACGCGATGTCCACTTGCTGCTTGTTGAAGCAGCACGTTACACGCTTTGAGATAGACGACCACGAATGGCCACCCGCCCCGGAGTTGTATCCGGCGGACAAACTTGGCGTAAGCAAACGTGGCTGAAAACCATCTTTTAGTGAGACCTCCCTCCCTTAAGTGGACTGCACGAAGCAGTGCCCCACCTAAGGCTCGACCGTTATTTCTAACGGTCTGCCAAACAAAAGCGGCACCCGGTATTATCCGGGACTTCGGAATAATATTCCTAAGTTGCATGTTACTTAATAAATTAGGTAACGCAAGCCATTTTTGCCGTCGGTTTCCGGTCGGTCAGTATATCGCCTTCCG